AAGCTGGGAGCCTGGGACTCCCGTGTCATGGATGACCTGTGCAAGGAACTGTTCCGGGACGAAGAAACCGCCCTCGGCGTCGGTGTCCTCTTGCATCGCCTTGATCTCGTCCGGGCTGGCGGTCTTCCAGAACATATCCTCACTTGGCGACCGGAACCACTTGATGAACGCATCGGTCATGAACCGGGCCTCGTCCTTGATGTTGTCGCCCATCTGCTCCTGGACCCACAAGGGCTGGGCCATCGCCGGGAGTCCTTTCACCCATGAGGCCGGTTTGTAATCGCCCTTGGTCCTGGCGGTGGTGTCCATCGCGTTGTGGATCGCCACATCGCTGGATGTCACCGGGATGGCGTTGAGTGGCTGGTTGAACTCCCCGCGGAGCTTCCTCACCTGGGAGGCGGCGGCGTCGATCTCGTCGGCTTTGGTCATGGTGACCTGGGCCTCGTCAACCAACCGCCGGAAGGTGTCCATCTCGCCTTGATCCATAGCCGTCTGGGCCTGGTCAAGCAGAGCGCCGGCTTGGCTTCTCAGTTCTTTCGTATCCAATTCAGTGTCTCCTTATCTGTTTGTTTGCAATTCAAGGCGCATCCGGGCGAGGCGTAACCGATGGCTTGCTACCGTGTCCGAGGCGGTTATCAATGGCACAAGGCCAACCATAACCGTGTCAGAGGCGGCGCCAACTGGATCGTCCGACATGGACTCGCCGGTGGCTGGTTCAAACAAGATGCCGTCATGGGCGCGGCAGAACGACCGGGCCTCGGTCTCTGACCATTGCTCGACTGGCATCCGGTAAGACGTTAGGGACCACTCTCCGGACTCCGCGTGGCGTCCGAAAAGTATCTCGACCGACTTGCCGTCAAAGTCCCCGTCCTCGATGGTCTCGGAGGATGTCCGGAAGCGGTCGAATGCGTCCGGTTCCAGGATGCGGCAAGCGTGGAAGTTGGGATAAGGTTTGACCTCCGGGTCCGGGGCCGCGTAACGGCTCCCCTCCGCGGCGGTCTCATATGCCGAATGGGTCGAGCAGGGCATCCAGACGGATTCCCCGTCCACCTCCATCCGGTGGGCGCCGGAGCATCCCAACGCGTCGGCCCTGGACTCGGCTTCCTCCCTGGTGGAGTAGGTGTCCGGGGCTTTGACGGTCGCGGACTTGACGCCGATAGTTGACGTTGAAGGCGAGGCGCCGCGGATGACCGCTGAGACCTCGACCCAGTCCAGGTCAAGGATGCGCCGCGTTGTTTCTTTACCGGCCCGGTCATAGACGACCGCGTCTCCGGCAGGGAGGTTGAAGCCCACCGACCACTCCCGGATATATTCGCCGGCGATGTTGGAGTAGGCTTCCTGACCGGCCTGGGTCTCCATGTTTAATTGCATCCGGGTATATAGGCGGTGCTCGTCCGCGGCGCCGGTCGGCTCGGACTGGGCGAATAAGACCTTCCCCACCAGCTTGCTCTGGTCGTGTCCGGCCAAGACCGGGATGGGGAGGTTCGACTTGATGCTGGCGTTGAAGGCTGCCGGGTCGATTATGTCCCCGTCCGCGTCCCGGATTCCCATCGTGTTGACGTATGCCTCGACAATACCGGCGCGGTCATCCAAAACTTTCGCGTCCGAGATATAAAACTTGTTGATCATGCGGTCTCCTCCGGCTTGTAGTTCCGGGGCATCGGTTGCCAATTCAAAGTCCCGTTGGGATGGTCGTCTATGTTTTGGGCGTCCTCGACGGTGTATATCTGGCCGTTGCGCTCGGCGCATGTCCGCCCATACGGGTCGCCAGGGTCGATGTAGTTGTCGTCCGGGTCGCCGTCTATATCGTCGGCGCGGACGTAGTTAAAGCCCTGTTCTTTGTAGAAGCCGACCGAGGTCAGATTTTGGCTCCTCATTACCTCCGTCCGGGCGATGAGCCGGGAGCGGTTCTCGGTCTCGGTCAGGATGGACCGGAGACCTGGGAATGGAGGGTCGGCGGTCGGGACTCCCCGCGCCAACTGGGAGATGGAGTAGCCATTCTCCAGGGCTATTCCTACCGCTCGGCTGATGGCCCGGTTGGTCGTGCTGTGGATTATCGTCGCCCTGGCCGGAGCCTGGACTAAGACCGACTGGACAAAGGGCAATCGTTCCGTCCACTCCAACGTCCCGGCGAGGCCGTTGGCGTTGATGGCGTCAACTGTTTTCTTGGACATCCGCTTCATGGCTTGCTCGATGATGGCCTGGAGGTCGGGTATGCCGTCCGGCAAGTCCAGCATGGAAGGATCAAAGCCCGATGGGAAGTCCTTGGAGTCGGAGCTGGTCCGCTCCATCCACCGTCCCAGGATGCCGTCCACCCGGTTGCGGAGTCCGCGGAAATGCCGCTGGACCCGCTTCGCCATCTGGTCGGTCTCGGACTCCCGGTCCTCCAGGAGTTGGCGGCGTAACAGTCCGGCCCGTCTTGCTACCCTCGGCGCCTTCAAGGCCGGAAGGTCGTCCCATTCCTTGAGCGTTCCGACCGGCAAAGACTCCTCCACCGGAGCGGCGCCAACGGCCACCGGGGCCGGTGTCCCCTCGGCCACTTCAAAGATGGACGATGGTATCCTCCGGATCGCGCCATCGGTGACGGCCTGGAGTCCGAGTTGTTCCCTGGCCTCGTTCAAGGTCAGGATGCCGCCGGCGAATAGGCCGGTGACTCTGGAGGTCATCGCCTCGCGGTCGTCCAGGCCCGAGCGCATCTCGGCCCAGTCCACGGTTAAGGTCTCGTTGCCGGGATAATCGTCAAAGAGATTCCGGTTCAAGTGCCGGAGGATGCGGGAGACCATCGGCTCCAGGGTCTCGGAGTGGAAGGCCATCCGGGCCTCGCGGTAATTGGAATAGGTCGAGCGTTGGAGTCCCACGTTGGCCCCGACCAGGATGGCCGGGACGCCGAAGACGGCGCATATGCGGGACTCGGTCAGGTTGTGGAGTTCCGGGAGGGCCATATCTTTCGGAGCGTTTGCCATCGGGACATAGTCGGCGTCTTCATCGAGTATGGCGATGCGGTGGAAGTTGTTCCGTCCGCCAAACTGGGACCGCCAACGGGAGCGAATGGTTGCGGCCTCCTCCTGGGTATTGAGGCGCCGCTTGAGTTTCAATAGACCGGACGGGACGCCGGCGTTCTGGAAGTAGACCTTCGCGAAGTCGGTCATATTAAGATCAAGGTTGACGTTACGGGCCAAGACCTGGAGGGGAGACAATCCGTAAAGGTCGCCGCCGGGATTCGGCAGGGCGAGGTGGCAGATGTCCTCTCTGGGGATGGAGTAGTCCTTGCCGCCGACCGTGTAGACGTAGCCCTCGGCGCCGTGGTCCCCGCCGATTATCCGGACCCGGTCGGGCCGGAGGTGGTAGAGCGCGGCGACCTTCCCGCTCCGGTTGCGCTCCTTGAGCGTGTAGGTATTCCCGGCGACCATCAGATAGGTCACCAGGGTCTCGACAAAGGAATACCAATCGGAGGTCGGGTTGGGCTTGGATGTCAGGTCGTGGAGAAGGCCGGAGGTTATCTCGACGGAGCCGCCGCCCTGGGCGGGAGCCTGGACGTAGTACCGGGGAGAGGCCGCGCTGACCGCAAGCTCGCGGATGCAAGCATGGACGATCTCGCTCTTGGCGTATCCCTCGGTGGCGAATGATTCAAAGCTGGCGTCCGGGTAGGTCGCCTGTCCAACGTCATAATTGAGCGGGACGGCGACTGCTACGTCTCCCGGTTCTTGCTTGCGGAGGAAGTCCCAGAACGGCAAAAGTGACCTCCACCGGCTTCGGGCTTCCGCCTCGGACACTTGCCGGATAAGGCCACTGGTTAAAATCTAGCATAACGGGGAGCAAAAGAAAAGCCCCGGCGACTGGCCGGGGCTGGGTGGCTGGTGGGTTATTCCTTAGACCGAGAGTTGATAGTCGTCGCTGGTCATCCAATCCATCTCGGTGATGGCTTCGGCTTCGGTATCGTGGCGGGACCATTCGTGACCGCTCTGGAAAAGTCCCCATTGTGTTGCCGTGATAACAATCGCTCCGTTCTCGATGTGCCCGGTCTCGATTTTCTTGATCTCTATCATCTCGGTTCCTCCCTTGCTTTACTATGTATATTATAAGGGATACCATATGAATTAGCAAGTGTTTTGACAACCAATATTGCGGATTGGTATAAACTCGTTTTTCGCCTTCCGTTTCCTGTTCCACTCGGCCCAGGTCCAGGGTCGATACGGCTCGACCCGGTTGCCGGTCCCGGTGCAATGCATCAGCCCGTCCTCGTAACGGTAACTCAGATGCCGCCCGTCCCGGACGATGGTGTACGTCACGCCGGGAGTCGCGAGGGCGTTACGCCTTGCCCACCTCCGGCCAGCCTTCCAGTCCTTGGTCTTGACGGTTAATGCCATTATTCCGCCTCGTTCCGGGTCTTACATCGGGCGCAGATGATGACCGTCCCCCGCTCGGCCTTCTCCGCCAGGAGCTTCCCGCAGAGGTTGCACCGCAACTCCTTGGTCAATCGTCCTCTTGCTCCTGGATGAACTGGGCGCATATCCCCAAGAGAGCGGACGCCATCGCCAGCATCGCCAGCGTGGCCGAGTCTTGGCCGTCCACGATCTTGCTCTCTGCCGCGTCCAACCACGCCCGACCGTCCCGGAAGTATTCCGCGGGCGTCTTTGGTCTCTCGGATGTCATGGACTCCTCCATCACCAAACTCCCACGCCTGGACCCGTAGCCGCCCAGCACATCGCCAGGGCGTCCGCATCGTCGGGGCTTCCGCCCGTTGAGCGTTTCTTAAAATCGTCCTTTGATTCCAGTTTTATCCTCCGGTCTCCCTGGACGGTGTACCGCCGCGCCGATAGCTGGGCGATGACGGACGGGTTGTCATCGATGTCGATCATGCCGTCCCGGAAGGCTTGGCCCAACTCCAGCCATGCCTCGGCGATGGCGTTGACGTACCTATCGGCCCTTCTGGCCTTCTCCCCGCCGTTGAACGGGACGATCCTAACTCGTCCCCCAGCCACCCCTTCCTCGTTCAGCCGGTCGGTCACGCCGCCGCCTACGCCGGTGTCGTCCACGATTATCGCGGTAACGTCCGGGTCATCCTCGGCCATCGCCTTGAGATGTCCGGCGACCTCTTGGGTATCCCGGCCTTGGGACTTCCAGACCAGTCGGCAGACGTTCCCTTGCCGGCGGTAGACCACCGTCTTGTCG